CAGGACAAGCCGTCTAGAATTAGGACGGATTGTCGTGGCAGAAGAAAAGGAAAATACGGCTCGTTTGTAGTTAGATTTAATCGAGATAGAGTTAAGTACATTTTGAAACGTGCCGGTCGCAGTAAACGTAAGATCACATTGGCAGGGGAAAATGATCAGGATCATACTGGGTGAAGAGATCGACCGCGCCAAACTCCCGGGAGAGGAAAAGCCTCCGGGACGGCACGGAAAATTTCGCTACGACTGCGAGCAGTATCCAGAAGTTTGTGGCTATTCCCGCATTCCTCTGATAGATGCTGCGCATCAACTCAAGGAACTGGGTGTCGATACAAATCAGCCGATAGGTTTGTTTCGACCGTGGAACGGCAGGCCTAACCCGGACCTGTTCTGTCCGACAATCGAAGGCGCCGCCAGATTGAAGAGCAAAGGGGAAAAGAATGATACCGTTTCAGAGGAATGACGGCGGTCGAGAGGCTGCCGGTTTCAAGGGCAAGACAGGCGACTGCGTATGTCGTGCCATCTGCATTGCTACCGGCCTGCCTTATACAATCGTCTACGACCGGCTGGCTGAGGGTAACGCTGCCCAGCGAAAGACCAGACGGATGAAGCCAAATTTGAAGGGCGTCAGGACGGCCAGTCACGGCATCTACGTCAAGCGCAAGTGGTTCAAGGACTACATGCGCGAGCTAGGCTTCGTCTGGGTGCCGACGATGCAGATCGGATCGGGCTGCAAGGTCCATCTGGAGGACGGCACTCTGCCGAAAGGCCGTCTGGTTGTACAAGTGTCGAGACATTTGACAGCTGTCATCAATGGCGTGATCCATGATACGTATGATCCTCAGAGAAATGACAGCTGGCAGTTTGAGCCGGATGTAGGTCAGCCCCTGAAGGCCAATCAGGGCAGGAACGAAAATGGCGTATGGACCAAGATTGGTGGAAGGTGCTGCTATGGATATTGGGAGCTGAAGTCCAAGCGTTCCTTTTTCGAGGCTTGGGAAGAAGCTAGGGGATATGCATGACCAAGATTGGCGATACTTTGTGGTTCAGCGAAGGTTTCAGCAGGGATAGGTGGTACTGCTCGAAAATTGTCGGTGAAACCAGTTTGTCTTGGCTCGTTGGCGGAGGAAAAAGTCCGCGCAAAATAAATAAAAAGACGATGTTGGAAGCGCAGGGAAAATATTTCCCCATTCGATGGCACACCGAAGAGGGTATGAGGAACCATATTTGGCGTGGCAAACATGCATATAATATTGGACAATACGTCGGCACTCTTGATGCCGAAACCCTGAAAAAAGTGGCGGAGTTAATCGGCTATAAATTTGGAGACGATAAATGATCTGGATACTTGTATCGATACCGTTCTGGCTATTGGGGTTCTGGTTCTTTCCGATAGCCACGCTTACGATCTATCCTCTCCGGAGGCCGGATGAAACTGAGGCGGAACTGGCGCGACAGTTTCTGACTTCGATCTTCGTTGGGGGAGTGTTCCTCCTTATTGCTGCAGGGATTTGCCAGCTATGACCATCCACTGGCCTGAGGATACGCGAGAGACAATCGAGCGGTTGCGTTCCGGCCACTACACTTGGCGGGAGATCGCGGACCATTTTGGCTGCAATGTCAACACGATTGTAGAAAAGTACCGGACACTGGTCCTTGGCGTGCCGGAAAAGGCAAAGGGCGAGAAGCGCAGATTTACGCCTGAGGAGGATGCCGAGATACGCCGCGCCTATCAGAACTTCGAAGACCTGACGGTAACGGCAGCCAAGATGGGTCGACGACGTGGGGATATTTATCAGCGCATCTTGCGTGTGCATCCGGATTTGCTTAATAAGATTCGCAAGACGACGACGCAGGTACTTATCAATCAGTATGGTATCGATACCGTCAAGAATTTTGATGCGAACCTGCATGAGGCTGCAACCAAGCTTCGTGCCGCCAAGGTTCAGGCCAAGGCTGAGGCTCGTGTTGCAGCCATTGAAGCCAAGGCGAAGCATTATGCGCTCAACTTCACTTTGGCGGATCAGGCTATCGCCAATGGTGAGGATCGCAACGAAGTTATTTTCCAGTTGAGGGCGCAGGGAATTTCACTGGAAAAGATTGGCAGCCATTTCAAAGTCTCCCGCGAACGGATCAGACAGATTTTCGACGCTGTGTCGCTCAAGAAATCATTGGTCAGGCAGTTAAATGAATCCAGAACAGTACAGGGAGTGGGTCAAGCAGCTGCCGCACCTAACGGGCGAACAGATGACGGACCTGAAAGCACGTATCTCAATTCTTGGGGCGACTTCAACTACTAACGGTAAACAGGATTTCGGAGACAGGATTGTAGCAGCCCTGTGTTCGGTGCTCAGGAAGCACAATGTAGAAACACCGTCGACGCTGGCACTGAAGAAAAGTTCGGCGTATAGTGCCAGCAAGAACAAAATCCACGATCTTGCCACCTTCTTTGAATCGATTTCAAGCTCAAAGTTGATCCAAGACCAAGTGCTTAAAACTGCCATCGAGCTTCTGTATTTTGATCTATTGAACTGGAAGGGGATTTCTGTAAGCTCGCATACTTTGCTTAATCAAATGCACCGCCTCCCCTCTACACTGAACAGACATTTCCCGGGCTATGCCCAGAGTGGTCTATTGACCAAGGTTATAGGAGAAAAACATGAATCGCATTAAGGAGAAGTACGGTGAAGAGGTTTTTGCAACAGGTTTGCATCTGCTGCAATTGTATAACGACGTTGGTACAGTCATCAATAAGAGGGGGGTCTCTCTTCATCAGATGATGCTTCTCTGTGCGATGTTGTTGGGAGCTAGTTATAAAGCTGGCAGTCTGGTCGAAGAGATACCAAAGGAAGATTTTATAAGTGATTTTTCAGAGATATTTTTGGACTTTCCTCTGGAAGTCATAGGCAACGTACCGGTATCAATTCAACAGTGAGGTTTTTGTGGGCAAGCGCAGCAATTTCCCAAGGATGGAAAAAGACTACTATGTTACTCCTAAGAGTGCTGTGCTGCCCCTTCTACCCTTCCTGTCCCCTAGAACGCTGTTTGCTGAGCCCTGTGCGGGCTCTGGTGAGTTAATTGATCATCTGGTAGGGGAGGGGCACAAATGCGTATGGGCTACGGACGTGGCTCCTAGACGGCCTGACGTGGCTCAGACAGATGCAAGAACAATTGATGAGCATGAGAGGTTTCGCGGAACTACCACGATTATTACTAATCCTCCATGGACCCGAAGCTTGATGCATCCTATTATCGAGCACTTGTCTTCGATGTACCGCTGCTGGTTCCTATTCGATGCGGACTGGATGCATACCAAGCAGTCGTCGGAATTGATCAAGAAGTGTGATACAATTATTTCTGTAGGCCGGGTGAAGTGGATGCCAGACACTCCGTATGTAGGGAAAGACAATTGTTGCTGGTACCGATTTTTGCCGGGCCATGCCGATGGACCGAGATTTGTGGGTCGATAAAACATGAACTTAGAGCAACTTTTAAAGGCCCACCAAACCATCATCGATGCTTGGCGCCGTTTTCAGTAGAGGATAAGACGTGACTGATATTTTGAAGGGTAAAGGACGCAGAGAGCGGCTTCCAATAATCACCCAGCGCGAACGCTGGTGCCTGTTTATCGGTTCTGTGATCGGCGCCAGCGGGATGGACTTGATCTGGTATCTTATTGTTCGTGCCTCTGATCAGTAGAACAGAGAGACGCCGATGCATGATTTTGGAATGTTTATGGCGGGGTTTGTTCTGGGGATATCGGCTGGGATGATGCTTCTTATAGTCATCAAGTCCCGTTTTTAGTATGGATATAACATGGGAACAGTTAAGCTTGAGCTAAAGTCGCCCGGCGAGTTGCTGGATGAGATTACGCGGCTGCGGAAGGCTCTAAAGGATATTGTGCGCAGTAATCCCTGCAAAGGCCGCTTAGAGACGCCAGCGACAAGAATCGCCCGCAATGCTCTTTCGAATGGAGATAAGACTTGACCCAGACCTTGCGCGTGCCGAAGAAATTGCAGCGCGAGCTTCTGCAAGCCTACCGCTGGATAAAGCCGTATAAAGAGAGCGTCGGCGTCAACCTTCATAGCGTTGAGCGCAATTGGACATCATCAACGTGGGTTGAGGCTTGCATGCTTCCGTGGAACCGGCCACGGCTCCCCCGTTCGAATGGAAACAGAGACCCGTCATGACCGAAAATAGAACGCCGGGACCAATCTGGGGCGGGTGGTGGTTCTGGGAGCCGCCGCCGGGTAAGACCAAGGAAAAATCGTGACCGAAAACAGGACCGAACAATGAACATGCGAACCATCGCTATATCGCTGCCCGACACACCTTCGGCCACCCCACATGAATTTGCCGAAGCTCTTTCAATATCTATAGCTGCGCTTAGTGCTAGCGGTGATACTTGGAGCGCGGCTATTGTTGGCGGCCTGCAGGCGACAATAATGAGGTCAGTTCACGATCCGCATGCGTGGGATATCCCCTACGCGCTGTGGCGGTCATGAGCAGACACCGGCCCATCGCCTGAAAGCGTCTCACAATTCCGGTGAGCGTGATCCGCCAGTGATGTCGGATTAGCGATGGGCCGGTACTGTGTCGGGCAACAACAAATATGAGTTATTTGAATCCAACTAGTGGAGAATTGGAAGAGTACTTGGCCGATCTTTATGGTACATGCTCTAGAGGTGATGATTGTTATCACGGAAAAAATTCAAACGGCAAAGATAATGGTTGCCTTAAGCAGGGTTGGCGTGGCAGAGCATGCCCTTATTGGCAACCGGCGACAGAAGATCAGATTGCACTGATTAAGAAGGCCTATGGAGTGGAATAATGGATGAATTATCCGAAAGCTATATTAGGGCGGATGAAGCTGTAGAAATCATTTCCGATGCATTTGAGGAAGTTAATTTGTCCAATGCGGAAGCGTTCGAAGCTATAGGTCTCATGCTCGCACACCTGATCAGAACCAGCGCAGTGGACAAAGACCCGGAGACTTCATTACAGCTTCTCAGGCAATTTTTGAAAATTGAGCTTAAAGAAGACCTTCATTCGTGAACCAAGAAAAGTTTGCAGTATCTCTGCAACAAGACCTGATCACCTTACTGGTTCACAATGATCAGTACGGGAGGACACTAGCTAAGCTCGTGACGCCTTCATTATTTGAAGGCGATTATAGAATCATTGCTGATAGAGCGATATCGTTTTGGAAGGAACACAGTGCTCCTCCCAAGCAGCACATAGCAGATATTTTATCGGACATTCTGGAATCCAAACATGATCGACGTGCGCCACTATATCACCGCACCTTGGAGCAGATGGAGGAATCCAAGGATCAAATTAATGCTGATTTTGTCCTGCGCACGGTCGACCAGTTCATTCGTTCGCAGCGAACCAAGGAAGTCATTTTAGAAGTTTCCGAGAAGATCGACAGCAAAGGATATCTGGCACAGGAAGAGGTAGAGGGAATTCTGTATTCCTTCTTGCGAGAACGGCATCAGCAGTTCTCTTCCGGCATCAAGCTCAGTGATATTGGTGCTGTCCTCAATTTCTTGGAAAGCTCACAGAATGAATTTGCTACCGGCATTCGAGAGCTGGACAAAGCCAACATCATTCCGATGCGCGGCAAGATCATGTTCCTGCTGGCTCCTACAGGGTACGGTAAGACTTGGTACCTTGTACAAATAGGCAAGATGGCATTCCTACAGAGAAAGAAGGTCGCTCACATCACGCTAGAAATCGAGCCTGAGGAAGTGTTGCAACGCTACTATCAGGCTTTGTTCGGAGCATCGAAGCGAGATGAGCTGAACCGGGTTTCGACACTGAGGCTGGATCGCAATGGCAATGTCGACCAGATTATCAGCAAATCGGTAGAGGTGCCGTTCGCATTTGACTCACAGTCCATCAAGGAAGAGTTGGATACACGCATCTCTCATTTCGGGACTAGGGCTGAAAATATTATCGTCAAGCGTTTCCCAATGCGGTCGCTTACGGTGGAAAAGCTGGAAGCTTATTTGGAATCTCTAGAGGCCGTAGACAATTTCATTCCGGATATGGTGATTATTGACTATCCGGGTATCATGAAGACAGATGCCAAGAACCATAGAATATCGCTAGGCAGACTTGTAGAAGAATTGAGGGGATTGTCCCAGAGACGGAATTTTGCTTTGGTGGCTGCACATCAGACCAATCGTATTTCGGTCAATGCGGAGCTGGTGAAATCGACGCATGTCAGTGAGGACTGGTCAGCTATCGGTACAGCGGACTTCGTTATAACATTCTCCCAGACTGCGGCTGAGAAGGAGCGCGGCTTGGCCAGATTGTTTGTCGACAAGGCCAGAAGCGAGAGTGATAAGTTCGGAATATTGGTGACGCAGAGCTATAAAACTGGCCAGTTCGTTCTAGAATCGGTTCGCTTGTCGGATTCGTATGCCAAGATCATGGAGCAGATGGGAATGAGAGATGAAGAGGAGCACAACCCAGATGAAGATTGATCCTAAAGATTTCCGCATGGAGAGGATTGAAAAACTTTTGTACGAACTTCAATATGAGATTACGCGAGGGGTTGTACAAAACGAAATCGAAGAAGCTATTCAATTTACTTTCATCATTCCAATGAGCCACGCTATTCCCAACGGTGTTGTGAAATGCGATTTTAGAGCGCAGCCCATGCGTCGAGAAGCTTTGTATGGCGACTTGTACACACCAAAGTTCAGATTAGTGAAAAAATGAATGGGCATCATTGCCAGAAAATCGAAGAAGGAATTCCTTAAGCGGGATCGTCATGATTTCCGTGAGTATAAGAAGCTGACCGAAACTCAGTTGGAAGACAGGATGATGAAGCTTCCTGTCAGGCCTCCGATCTGGCAGAAGCTGAGCCACCTTCAGAAAGTGTGTTTTATAATTGGAGCAGAGACGCGACGGTTCTGCTTTTTCAATGACACAGGCACCGGAAAATCTCTTCTTGCTATCGCCTTGCTTCGCTACTTCCGAAAGTTTGGAGTGATCGGAAATGCTCTGATATTGGTTCCCAATAAAATAAATAAGAGAGAGTGGGAGTTGGAGATACAGAAGCATTCTCCGCAATCTTCATGTCTGGTGCTGCGCGGATCGTCCGATGAGAAGTGGCAGGCTGTAGCAGATAACGATGTCCTGTTCACGATAGAGACCTATGCCGGTTTCTCCCGCATGGCATGCGATAGGGAGGAGACTAAGACCGGAGAAAAGCTGAAGCCAAGTCCCAAGAAGGCTGCGCTATTGGCAAAATATTTTGATGCCATTGTCTGCGATGAGAGCGTCAATGTCGGGCATCATACAAATCTTCCATTCAGGCTATGTCGAAAGTTGTCGAAGACTTCGCCGGTTGTTTTTACAATGACGGGCACGCCATTCAATCGCGATCCGACGCTTTTGTGGGCTCAGATATTCTTAGTCGATCATGGCTACACGTTGGGTGAGACGCTGGGATTGTTTCGTTCGATCTTCTGTAAAGAACAGGATAATTACTGGAGCGGAGCCAAGGAGTACAAATTCGACAAGAAACAGCAGGGACTGCTAAATGATCTGATAGCACATCGTTCAATAGCCTATCCTGTCGATGAAGGTTCGCTACCGGCATGTGTCGAGATACCAAAATTTGTACAATTGCCCAGTGATGCTGAAACCTACTATGAAAAAGCGAAACAGGAGTTGGTGGCAGCGAAGGGTAATTTCACAGAGACTAAGAACGCGTTTATCCGTATGCGCCAGATATCATCTGGCTTTGTTGGCTATGCAGACGATGAAACGGGAGAGCGAGCTAAATTTGCTTTCCCAGATAATCCTAAGCTGGATATGTTGATGTCCATGTTGAAGTCTATAAATCCGGAACACAAAGTAATCGTGTTTATAGATTTTAACTATAGTGGGGAACGTATCCTGAAAGAGCTGATTACAGCCAAAATTTCGGCGTCATTACTTTATGGGAAGACCAAAAATCCTGATCATGTTCGTGATTTATTTGTGAATGATCCAAAGCAGCGTGTGCTTATACTTCAGAATAAGTTGGGAGTCGGTCTAAACATCCAAGTTGCTCGGTACGGTATCTTCTATGAGAGCCCGGTATCGGCTATCGACCGCAAACAATGCCGCAGACGGGTCGAGCGGCAGCATTCGTTATACAATACTGTTTTCATTTATGATTTGCTGATGAAAGGGACGGTCGACGAGCAGATACTTGAGTACCACAAGGAAGGAAAAGACCTGTTCGAAGGGATCATACAGGGGAATGTAAAATAATGCTTGCAATTGTATAAGTACCCGTCCATACAGATCAGAGTGAAGCTACGAGCGGGCTACCGGTTAGGCTGGAGTTGCTACTGGACTTAACATGGTACCGGCACTTATAATTAGCAATCGTCGGCTAGGTAGTTCGTAGGACTAGCCCGGACGTAGCTTCATCAGGACGGCAACAAAGGGGTTTAAAAGATGAGCAAATTCGTCGTTGTTCCGGTTGTCAATCTCAATGGCACCCATGTCGATGACTTGATCGAGCAGACGCAGATGGCTGCTTTTGCCATCCGTACAGCCATCAATGCCTTGCAGCTGGCTGCTCCGCATGGTCGCGATTACCAGACGCTCGAATCAGCTGAGGGAACCTACTGCGCTGCTCGCGAGCAGCATGTCGGATGGGTCAACCAGCTAGAGGACATCTATCAGGCTCTGGAGGAGCGCGGTCACCGCATCTGGGCGCAGAAGGAAGAGCGTGAGCTAAGGAAGGCGAAATGATCCATTTCAGCGATCCGGAGCGCCATAAAATCCTCGACATGAAAAAGCTTGCGATGGATCAGGCTTGGCGTAAAAAGCAGATTGGTGACCTGACTTACATCAGGTCACTGACCTTTTACAATTACACGGTCGACGAGGCTGTGACCGAGTTGAACCTGCTCAAGCTGGAGAAGTAAGGTGGACTGGATCGAATTTTTCGAGGCCCATAATATTCCTTTTGTGGAACATGGGCCCAATACCAGCCAAGGCAACGTCGCTATCAAGTGCTGCTGGTGTGGCGCCGATGACGATTCGGAGCACCTTTCCGTCTCATTAGAAGGTCGTGGGTTTCGTTGCTGGAGACAGCCGCTACATGCGGGCAAGAACCCAGCAAAGCTCGTCCAAGCTCTTCTAAACGTCTCGTGGGTGGAAGCCTGCAGGATAGCTGGCAGCGGCAAAACCTTGCCTAGCGATTTTATGGGCAAGATACGGTCGAAGCTAGAAAAGCCGGAACCGGTGATTCGCCCAAACAATCTGAAGCTCCCGCCGGAATTCAAGAAGTTTTCCTATCTGCCATCCAGTCACCCGTTTCACCATTATTTGGCGCAGCGAGGGTTCGAGATCACATCCAAGAATATAGCGGAGATTTCGGATAGGTGGGGCATCTATTATTCGACACAGGGATTGTATAAAGGACGCATCATTTTCACGGTGAAGTCTGAGGGCAGGCTGGTTGGTTGGACGGGACGCACGATCTATCCGACTGAATTGGTCCGCTACAAAACCCTTACCGACGACCCAGAGAAGGCCAAGGAGCGCGGCGAGGAGCCTGCGCCGTACCCTATCACGGACTACCTGCTGTTCTGGGATTTGATCCTAGAATCCAATGCAGACACGATTGTCCTATGCGAAGGTCCGTTCGACGCATGGCGCATCAATCTGCTGGGATGGGCTGATGGAATAGTCGCTACCTGTTTCTTTACCAGTGCGCTGTCAGACCAGCAGATGAACCTTTTGTACGATATGCTGCCGGGTTTTCAGAACAAATATCTGATGCTTGATCAGAACACCTATGCTAAAGCTGAGCGCATTAGGCAAAGGTTGTCGGCATTAGGTGTATCTATAAAACATTTGCCATTTGGCGTGAAAGACCCTGCTTTGATACCGGATAAAGAAACATTGGATATAATTCTTAATGGGTAAAAATGTTCCGAAATATAGATATGCCACCCATAAATGTAGTGCGAAACAGCGCGGCATTCCTTTTGAAATGTCTTTTGAAGAAGGGAAGTAATATGCGACAGCAGCATCAATTGACACCACATGAGCAGCGAAAGTTCGCCCGGCTGCGCCCGTTTCAGGGCGAGGCCTTAGCGTTCTGGAGTTATGTGGCCCGGGTTCGGGGATTGGACCCGACGACTGTAATTTCCAATGGGCTAAATTTTACTGCTCTACCCTCTGGACATGGTAAACACTGGTGCTATCCTACAAAACTGAAATGTAGTAAAAAGCCGGTCTATGTAGAGCTATAAGCATTGCGTCGGTCTGTAAACGGCGCTATGTACTAAAACATTCGCCCAAGTCTGGTGGGCGGCACACGATCTGCACCCCTCAGGTCTGTGCCAACTTACGGCGGTGGGGGGCACCGTCCAGACGCCCCGTTAATTCCGTAAGACAAAGGCATCATGAAAATGAGCAATTTTAGGTTTCCCGACGTTGGAGCCCGCAAGTGGTTGTTCAAGTTTGCCAAGAAGCATCATTGGCGGGTGGCGGCATGGATCGACTTCGACGATCTTGTACAGGAAGGCTATGCAGCCTATTATGAGGTTCTGCAGCGTTATCCTACGGCAGTCGATCCCCCGCATATTATGCGGCTGTTTCAGCTTGTATTCCGTTCCAAAATAGAGAACATTGTGCGGAGTAATTCCAAGCAGGTGGACTGTATTGTAGGGGATGGAACTGAGTACGAAAATGCGGCCTCTCCGGAGGCCTTTGATTTCTGTGCCTTGATGGTGAATGCGCCGCAGGAAGTGCTGGAAGTATTGACCCTGTTCACAAAAGAGGGAACGTTGGAAGGTCTGCGCGAGCCTCCCAAGCGGAATAAAGGGCAGCGAGAAACAATGAACGAACGTCTTTGCAAATTGCTGGGTAAAGACCCCAATTCTACAAATGTTGTAGAAACCTTGCGTATGTGGTTTGCATAAAAATACTTTATTCAGGAGTGGAAATGGTAAGTTCTAAAATCGAGGCAGACCTTCTGGAAGTTTCCAAGTTGAAGGTGAAGAAAAACGAAGATCGTCAGGCTTATCTTACGAGGCTGATGCTGGCAGTTTCCAAGGTTTCCGATCAGGTCTGGGAAGACCTTGCAGAGGAATCCAAGGATTGGAATAACTGGGCTGCTGAAAATTATCAGGCTGGGGCTCCGCTGGAAGATTTCCCTGATCTGGAAGAACCGCTGGATGATTTTACGCCTCCAGCAGTAGAGGCAAACGGACATTCCGAGGAGGCGGTTCCAGCATTTGCACAAGAGCCGGAAATCGAGCAGACTGATAAAAAGAAGCGCAAGAAAAAGCAGGATGTCGAAGACCTGACCGATGAATTCGGTCCTCCCCGTCGCGCCGGTACCGGCAAGAAGATCAGTGCCTGCCACGTCGTCAAGAAGATGGTCGTGCGAAAGCCAACCATTACGGTGTCAGAGATTCTGGACAAGCTGAAGGAAAATAATCTCAAGGTGACGCCGGTTACTGTCGCCACGCTTCGTTCAAGTATTCGTGACACGCTTCGCGTGCTTAACGAGGAGGGTGTCGGAAAGTTCCAGCTGTGAAATATAAAATCCGTCCTTCGTACTGGCTTTTTCCTTATTGCATTGGGTCAATCATGTGTATGGTCGCCAATCATGCGGAAATAGTCGGTCTTGGTTTCATGATATTTGCCGGGTTCGTTCGGCTGCTTGCTGGCCTTGAGGACATTTATGACGACGCCAAAAAAGAGCTTGGGAACGGAAACTAAGCAACCGCATTATGATTTCGAGCTTGCAAAGGTTTGCGAGTGGCTGAAGAAAAATAATCTGAGAGCCCACGTCAAACTGTCTGGCGCGGTGTATGTAGAAGACAAGCTGACAGGAAAGTGGTTCAAACTTTAACAGGAGATTTTTAAAATGGGTGGTGGTACATTTGACGCAGGCGCCTATCGTTCGTACACGAGTACGACCGTAGGCAAGTCGACCGACGAAATCTATTCGTCACGACACATGAACAAGCTTTTGGACCCGAAGGGTGTGAAGGTTCGTGAATCCCGTGACAGCGTCGACAATCCAAATTCGACTCCTCTTATTGTCGGTATCGATGTCACCGGCAGCATGGGAATGATTGCAGATACTCTGGCCCGCAATGGTCTGGGAACACTGTTCGAAGGTGTGCTGGACCGCAAGCCAATCAGTGATCCGCATGTCATGTTCATGGCAATTGGCGATGCCAACTTTGATTCGGCGCCGCTGCAAGTGTCGCAGTTCGAGGCTGACAATCGTATCGTGGAGCAGCTGACACAAATCTATATTGAGCGTGGCGGCGGCGGAAATTGTTTCGAAAGCTATAACCTTCCGTGGTACTTCGCTGCGTTCCACACGATCCATGACAGCATGGAGAAGCGTGGCAAGCGAGGCTATCTGTTCACGGTCGGAGATGAGGAAGCGCCAGCACCTCTTACCAAGTCGCAGATCAGGCGGTTTATTGGTGACGAAACCGAAGCTGAGTTTACCACCAAGGATTTGCTGCAGGCTGCTCAGCGCACCTATGACGTGTTCCATATCATCATCGAGGAAGGCAGTCACGCAGGCATGTATCTGGATCGAGTTCAGAAGGGCTGGCGTGAGTTGCTTGGCCAGCGTGTGATCAGCCTCAAGGATCATACGAAGCTTGCTGAAACCATCGTCAGCGCCATTGAGGTTGCTGAAGGCGGGGATGCGGCATTGTCTGCCAAGGGTTGGGGCGCCGGTTCTGCCGTCGTCCACGATGCGGTCAAGAACATTCCGCGTTCCGTTGGACCAAAGCTGATCGGGCATACGCCAAGGTAGTTTTTCAACACAAGGGGGTTAAAATGCGAGCACGGGTCGTAATTGGAGCTAATTTCGGAGATGAAGGCAAAGGCCTGATGGTCGATTATCTCTGTGCCACGGAAGGTGCAGGGATGGTTGTCAGGTTTAATGGCGGCGCACAGGCCGGTCATACCGTCGTAACCCCCGCTGGTGATCGACACGTGTTTCGCCATTTTGGGTCAGGGACGTTGGTGGGAGTGCCAACGTTCCTTTCTCAATTCTTTGTCTGCAATCCGATTGTCTGCGCTCACGAAGTCGATCAGCTGCTTGACATGAATTACAGCCCTACTTTGTACATTCATCCCAACTGCCTGATTACCACGTTTGCGGACATGATCATCAATCAGCGCAAGGAAAATGCCAGAGGCGACAAGAGGCATGGCAGCGTT